CTATGAGGTCTATACAAGAGACTATGGTAATCAGACTGGTACATATATTTGTACTTTAGACAATTATCACTCTGATGTAGACGCTATTGACTACTCGACCAGTGAACAACCAGCGGAACATAAGTCTCATAACCTGTTAGAATTAGATAATGGACAGTTTGCATTGTATCCTAACAACAGAATGCGTATCTATGATAACAGTATCACTCCTGAGACACCTAAGATTCCTGATTTTAAGGTTTCAACCGTGTATTATCAGGTGGAGAATGGTCATGATCGTGATGGATTAGGTTCAGAAGAGAATTATTTTTGGAAAACAGCGAAAGAAAGGTCTCTTGACGTGAGTGTAGGTGCTGGAGGCACTGATATGAACGCTGATTTTTATGGTGGTGACTTTAAAATTGACTTAAATGAACCAGAATTGGGATGAAATGAGTGAGCATCTAATACTAGATGTCTACGATGGGTATTTTGAGGACTTAAACAGTCCTAATTTCCTTCGGGACATCTTCACTCGTGCTATTTTGAAGTCGAAGATGACAATATTAAATGAATATACACATAAATTCAGTCCATGTGGTGTCACATCTCTTTTTGCATTAGCAGAAAGTCATGTTTCTTGTCATACTTGGCCTGAATTGGGTCGTATGAACGCAGATTTCTTCACTTGCGGCGAAAAAGACCCTCGAATTTGTGCTAAATACATTATTAACGCTTTAGAATCTGAAAAATATCGAATTCGTGTTATAAAAAGGTAAAAAAATCGGTATAAATAAAAACAGCAAACTTTTTGTGTAGATAGTGACTTCTAGGGCATTCAAAGATATCAATTTATCCTTCAAACGTCATCCTGTGACGAATGATGTGGTTGCAATTCGTAATGAAGATGCTATTAAAAGATCTGTAAGGAACATAGTTTTCACAATTTTAGGTGAAAAACCATTTGATCCGACATTTGGATCAATAATTAATGATTCTTTGTTTGATTTAAGCACTAATTTAAATGAAATTCGTGTTTCAGATGAAATTACGTCATCTTTAAGTAGATTTGAACCAAGAATTAGTAATGTGATCACAACAGCGAGAGTGTATTCAGATACAAATGAATTGAATTGTACAATTCAATATGATATTACTGGACTTTCAGCACCAACACAATCAGTCGAAGTTATCCTACAACCAGCTAGAGTATAATGGCTTTCGGTCAATATGTAAATTTAGATTTTGATGAAATAAAACTGTCTATCAGAGATTATCTGAGGGCAAATACAAATTTCACCGATTATGATTTTGAGGGGTCTAACCTTTCAATAATTATTGACGCACTGGCGTATAATACATACATCACTGCATACAATACTAATATGGCAGCGAATGAGTGTTTTCTTGACTCCTCTACTCTTCGAGAAAACGTTGTTGCACTTGCCAGAAATATTGGATATGTTCCTCGATCTCGTAAATCTGCAAGAGCAAAGATATCTTTTACAGTTGATAGTCTTGAAGATACATCAACACTTACATTGAACGCTGGATTGATTTGTAATGGTGCTGGTCAGAACACAAACTACATATTTTCAATTCCAGAGGATATTACAGTTCCTGTTACTAATGGAGTTGCTGAATTTAGTGAGATACAGATATTTGAAGGAACTTATGTTACTGAAAGTTTCACAGTTGATACATCTTTAGCAAATCAAAAGTATATTTTAGATAATTCATTCATTGATACATCAACAATTAAGGTTAAGGTGTTTCCATCTGAATCTTCATCATCAAGTGTTACATATAAACAAATTGATAACATTGTAGGAGTTACTTCAACCGCAGCTTCTTATCTTTTACAAGAAATTGAAGATGAAAGATATGAATTAATCTTCGGAGACAATGTAATTGGTAAAAAATTATCAAATAGCAACTTTATTGATATTTCATACATTGTAACTGATGGAAGGGATGGAAATGGTGCTTCAGAGTTCAGTTTTGTAGGAAATATTACAAATCAAGATGGTGCTGCCATTAATGCATCATTAGTTTCATTAGTTTCAACTGATGAAAAGTCAAGAGATGGTGATGAAATCGAATCAATATCATCAATTAAGTATTATGCACCTCGAATTTACTCTTCTCAGTATCGTGCAGTTACGGCATCGGATTATGAAGCAGTTTTAGGTTACATTTATCCAAACGTTGAATCTGTCACCGCTTTTGGTGGTGAAGAAATGAGTCCACCTCGTTTTGGAAAGGTTTTTATGTCTGTAAAACCTCGAAATGGTGATTTTCTATCAGACGAGACAAAAAGAGAGTTGATACAAAGATTGAAGAGTTATGCGGTTGCTGGTATTGTACCAGAATTTATAGATTTAAAATATTTGTATGTTGAGTTACAATCAAATCCATATTATAATCCAAGTTTGAATGATGATCCAGACAATTTAAAAACTGGTATCTCAAATGCTCTCACACAGTATTCACGTTCAATAGATGTTAATAAATTTGGTGGTAGATTCAAATATAGTAAGGCTATATCACTTATTGATAGCGTTGATGCATCAATTACATCAAATATCACTCTTGTAACAATTAGACGAAATCTAAAAGCAGTTTTGGGTCAATTTGCTCAATATGAGGTTTGTTATGGTAATCGATTCCATACTCAGGAGAGTTCTTATAACGTAGTGTCAACAGGATTCACGATTGAAGGTGTTACAGGCACTGTTTATCTTGCAGATGAAGTAATTAATCGTGAAAAGGGAAGAATTTTCTTCTTTACATATATTGAAGGTGGAACTCCAAGTATTGTAAAGAAAAATGCTGGAACTGTTGATTATATGACTGGTGAAGTTCTTATAGATACTGTAAATATACTTTCAACAGTGGTTGCGAACGGTATAGTTGAAATTCAGGCAATTCCCCATTCAAATGATATTGTTGGACTTCGTGATTTGTATATTAAGTTTGATATGACAAATACAACAATCAATATGATACAAGACCTAATCGCATCAGGAGAAAATACCTCTGGATCAAGATTTGTTCATACTCACAGTTATTACACACCAACTTTCATAAGAAAATCAAATTCTCCAGTTTCAACAGCCGCAGCGATACTTCCATCAACTGCTTCTTCAACTTCAACTACAACCACGAGTGGAGGAACTTACTCAGGTTCAACCACAAGTTCTTCTAGTTCAAGCACTCCTTCATCATCTTCATCATCTTCATCATCTTCTAGTTCTGGATACGGATATTAATGATAGATACCTCAATACAAAGAGTCGAAATCAATCAGGTAATTGAAAATCAGTTACCTGAGTTTGTGCAGTCTGAAAGTCCACTTTTTGTGGATTTCATGAAACAATACTATATCTCTCAAGAGTATCAAGGTGGGTCAATTAATATTGCTGAGAATCTTGACAGATATACTAAATTACAAACATACGTTGGTGCTGCACTTACACAATATACTGGATTATCAACAGATACCGAATCATATTCGGATACAATATTCGTAGATTCGACAAAAGGATATCCAAGTAAGTATGGATTACTAAAAATTGATAATGAAATCATTACTTATACAGGAATTGGAACAACATCATTTACAGGATGTATTCGTGGTTTTAGTGGCGTTGATAATATGGATCAACCCACACGATCAGATTTACTATCATTTAATACCAGTGTAGGAGTTTCTCATACTGGTGGCACAAAAGTTCATAACTTATCAAATCTTTTCATTCGTGAGTTCTTTAGTAAATTAAAAACAACATATGCTAGTGGATTTGAAAATCGTAAATTAAGTAGTGATTTAGATCAAGTTAAGTTCATTCGTCAAGTTAAAGATTTTTATCGAACAAAGGGGACAGAAGAGTCATATCGCATTTTATTTCGAGTATTATATGGTCAAGAAGTTAATGTTATTAAACCATCACAGTTTTTAATTAAACCATCTGATGCTGATTATGGTTTTGCACAAGATTTTGTTGTCAAACCTGTCTCTGGAGATCCTCGTAATTTAAAAGGATCAACACTTTTTCAAGATGCTGACGAGGATGATGGTAATATTCGAGGTGCTTCTGGTGCGATATCAGATGTTAAAGACTTTTTATATGGTGGAGAACACTATTATCAGATTAGTGTATCACAAGATTCAATTGACGGTGATTTTATAATTCCAGGCAGAACTCGTGTTACTGATTCAGTATCACTTGGTTCAACTGTTATTACAGTTGATACAACTGTTGGATTTCCTACAAGTGGATCTTTATCATTACCGACAGCAAGTAACGCTGGAGTTGTTACTTATACAAGTAAAACTGCAAATCAATTTGTAGGAGTAGACACATCTATTGATGTTTTAAGTGTTGGAGATGATGTTAGATATAATAATGTCGCATATGTATAATCTTTTGCAAATAATACAAATAAGATCGAAGTATTAATCACTGGTGTTTTAAAGGATTTTTCAATTCCAGACACAACTTTTTACTTTAATAAAGGTGATAAGGTTAAAGTTGGTTCATTTGGTATCAATAAAAGTTCTGAAGATTCTAACTTTG